AGATGATCCATACACCCTGATTCGTGACCAGTATCTTTCACAGACTGGCGGTGTACTGACTCAATCATGGACGTACACACGGGCGTGGCGAGTTAGCTGGACGCTATACGGCCCCAACTCGTTCGACCGTGCACGGGCTATTCACAGTGCGCTGTTCATGGACGCCTTCACAGATAGCCTGTCAGAAAGCAACCTGTTCCCATTGCCTAACATGCCACTTCCGAGGCGCGTGCCTGAGCTGCTCAACGCCCAGTGGTGGGAGCGAGCTGACTTCTACTGCAACATGTATGAAGCCGTCACAGAAACTATTTCACCCGGCATTGCCACTAGCGTGGAGATCAAGGTGGATACCAACGAAGGCCAAGTGGCCGATATCACCGTAGGCTAGGAGCTAGAAAATGAGTGTTCCACTTCCTTTGTCGGACATAGTAAACATTTCTGTTACAGTAGCTCCGACGGCCGCAACGGCCAATTCTTTCAACCAAGGACTGTTCGTCGGCCCTAGCGCCGTCATTCCTTCTTACGGGGCTAATTCCCGGTTGCGCAAGTACGCCACTACAGCGGCCATGCTTTCTGACGGATTCACGGCCGTTCAGCCGGAGTATATCGCCGCCAACATCTACCTCGCACAGACACCAGCACCTGGCTACATCTGGATCGGTCGTCAAGACCTGACAGCTATTGCCACAGCCATTCCACACGCAGGCTCAGCAGGCACTAATTACAAGGTTGGTGATATAGTAGGCGTCACGCAAGGCGGTGCATCCAATGGTTTCCTTACGGTGCTTACCATCAACGTTGGTACGGGCGCAGTGCTCACACTGGGCGTTGTGGCAGGCACACAGGGTACTGCGTACACTGTGGCCACGGCGCTGGCTACCACAGGCGGCAGTGGTACAGGCCTCACAGTAGACATTACAGCTGTAGGCGAGACTTTGCTGCAGGCCTCACAGGCATGTCGTGCTGCGAGTTCACTGTGGTATGGGCTCGCAGTCAACAACCCGGCTGATGCCGACAACTTGGCGCTGGCTGCATGGGCCGACCCTAACTGGCAGACTACACGCTACTATGCATGGTCCTCGTCTGTCGGCATTCCCAACGGCACGGCGGCCAACATTGCGCTTCAGTTGCAGACACTGCAGTACCGTGTGCTTGGGGTCTACTCTACCACGCAAAGTGGTCTGTACCCTAACAATGTCTATGCCGCCGCGGCATTGATGGGTATGGAGATGGGGCTTAATACTGGCCTACCTGGTAGCTTCTTCACTGTAGCGCATAAAGACTTAGTTGGCATAGCTGCAGAGCCACTAACAGAGACACAGGCTACCAATATTAAGGCAGCTAACTTCAACTTCTACGGCAACTACAACCCATACCAACTATTTGAGCCGGGCTTCATGAGCAGCGGTGTTCCATCATTCTTGTGGCTTTACTTGGCTATGTATGTCGCACAGTTGCAGATTGCAGAGCTGAATGTACTAGCTAGCTTGCCCGCCGTGCCACAGACTAACGGTGGCCAGCACTTGTTTATCCAGGCGGCTAATGCCGTTGGAGCTACTTTTGCAGGCATCGGTTTCTTGTCGGGTGCTAACTGGGCTGGGCCCGCTGTTAATGTGCCAGGTATCTCGCTTACCTCGGGACAAGCCATTCCGCTCGGTTACTTGAACCAGTCGCAGCCGTACTCACAGCAGTCCTCTGGCGCACGTGCCGCCGGGCAGGCTATGCCGATTATTTCGGCCATTACCACGGCGGGAGCAGTTGTCAGTCTGCTTATCGGCGTCTATGTGCAGCTTTAACAGGAGGAACCAATGGCCGTCGGCAATGTTGGCGTAACGTATTCATTCAAAGACTTGGTGGGCGCGCTGACTAACAGTGCGTTCGCTGTGGCATTTCCGCTAACGGGTGGGAACGTAGGCCTGGGCCAGATTACCATCTCCATGACTACCAGTCGCACGGCGCATCAAGTGGCCTCAGATGGTACTGTCATGCCCAACTACATCCCAGGCAATAACGGCACCATCGCTATTGAAGTGCAGCAGACGTCTTCACTTCATCATGCGTTGCTGGACCTATACAACTTGGCCACATTAGCTGCTGATGGCGACGATGTCAGTGGCTGGGCGAGCACTAGCATTAGCTTCCGCACACTGCTTGATGGTTCCACACATCTGTGCGACGGCGTCAGTTTCGAAAAAGTGCCGGATAAACCATATCATGCTACAGGCTCCAATGTCACTTGGAATCTTATGGCAGCCAACATCGTTAACTTGTAGCTGAAGGACACAGAACAATGGCAAAAACAACAGTGGTAGAAATAAACGGGCAACGGTACCAGCTACGTAAGCTGCTGCCTGATGTAGGCAGCTACATCTACATGAAGATGATGGGCGTGCTGTTGACAGCTTCAGCAGATGCGCAGGCCACGCCTGACGCGGACGAAAATGCGCCCAAGCCCACGGAGCAGGACAAGGCGCGGATGCTGTGCACATTGGCCTTTATGCGCGGCCTCAGTTACGAGGACTTGAAGTTTGCGCAGCGCCAGTGTATGCAGGCCACATCACGCATTGAAGCGTCACCTACAGGCACAGATATCACCATACCCATCATGAATGACTTTGGGCGTTGGGCCATTCCGGAGATTGCTGACGATATTTCGTTGGTCAACAACATCACCACGGAATCACTGGTGTTCAGCTTGTCCAGTTTTTTCTCCGATCGCCCGTTGGCGGCCACTCCAACGGCAGGCTAGGATTTGAGCCTGTAGCCTTTCCTACCATAAACCCCATTGCGTGGCGGCCGGTAGCTGCTGGGCTGTGGCGTCAGCATGAATTAACGGACGGCACTTACGACATGGGCGACCTTGCCGATGTGCTAGAGTTCCTGGACGTTAAAGAAGAAAACGAGCGCCGAAGCCGAGAGGTCCACAATGCCCAACGTGATTGATGAATACTTAATAAAACTTGGGACAGTGGTAGACCAGGCTGGTCTGGCACGATTCCATAATGCTCTGCGTGAGGCAGCCTTTGTTGCGGAGACCCAGTCCATGCGAATGGCTGGATCTTTTCTCAAGGCTCAGTCAGAAATAGTCGCAGGGTTCGTGGCAATTGGTGGCGCAGCTATCGGGCTTATTGACAAGACCGCAATGGCAGATCAGTCATTTCGATTATTTGCGCTCCACATGTATATGTCGAAGGATGCTGCACGGGGGCTCAAAGTAGCTACCGATGCTCTCGGCGTCAGTATGGAAGATATGGCCTGGGACCCAGAACTACGGGGGCGTGCACATCAGCTTCTGCTTGATCAAAAGGCTATGGCTCCAGGCAAAGACTACGATGAGCAGATGCGCAAGATTCGTGACGTCAGGTTCGAGTTCACGCGTATGCACGTGGAACTTGAGTACCTCGGGATGAACGTCGTCACGGAGTTTATGAAAGGACTCGGTCTCGGACCGGACACACTGCTGACCAAGCTGAAAGAGTTCAACAAGTGGGTCATTGAAAAGATGCCTGACATTGCGCACAGCATCGCTAAGTGGTTCCTTCCCATTTGGAAAGACATCACTGAAGTAGGTAAAGCTGCGGGCGCAGTGCTGGCGGACTTTGGCACCATGTTCACTAATGTTGTCGGCATGCTTTCAGGTGACAAGGCCATAGAGGGCAGCACATTCAACATGGAGAAGTTTGCTACAGCCGTACAAACGGTGGCCCACTGGTTCGCTGTGTTGGTTGAAAACATGCTGAAGTTTACCGGCACGTTTACCGGCTTGCTGGCAGGCGGCGGCGTGGGTGGTGTAGTAGGCTCCATCATAGGCGGAATCGCGGGACTGCCACTAGGACCCGCCGGCATACTAGCTGGCATCGTTAGCGGTGGAGCTGCCGGTAGTGCTATAGGCGCAGGTGCAGGCGCAGTTACGGGCGGTGCCTGGGACTTCTGGCGCGCAGGGCATGGCAGCGGGACCGCTGGTAGCGCGGCAGGAGTTAGCAGCCTTGATAGTCTGCTGCACGCTATAATGATGCAGGAAAGCGGTGGCAATCAGAGCGCAGTGTCACCTAAGGGCGCTATCGGTCTTATGCAGTTGATGCCCAACACGGCTGCGGGGCTGGGCGTAAATCCTTACAATCCCACCGAAAATATGCAAGGTGGCGAACGATACTTCAATCAGCTATTAGCCCACTACGGGAACAATGTGGCCGACGCTGTGGGTGCATACAATGCCGGTCCGGGTCGCATGGACAAGTTCCTGGCAGGCAAAGCCACGCTTCCAGCAGAGACTCAGAACTACATCTCCAGTGTACTTGGACGTGCCGGTGGTACAGGTGACGTTACTGTAGGCAGCATCACCATTCACGTAGCCAAGCCTAACGCTGTTAATGAGGACGTAGGTCGTGTAGTAGTCGACACCGTGCGCCAGGCACAGGCCAAGGCAGTTCAACGTAACATAGCGCAGGCGCAGAACCTAGGCTGGAGCGCATAATGGGCACTGCCATATACAGACCTCCGCAGTGGGGTCTGAACACTACGCCTATCACCATCACGGTGCCTGCCAACTATGTTCCTGCAGCCAACAATTCGCCTGCCAGTTTGAACAGCACAGCCACGCTGGGTTCTGTAGTGTCCGGCGACGAAGCTACCATTCATGTCGCCTCTAATACTACGGCCTCAGTTCCTGTGGTGTACGTATTTGATGCTGTGATGGAGCTAGACCATGATCAGCAGCTACGCATGACAGAGCATCCAGTGCAGACTGGTGCGGACATTTCCAGTCATGCATACCTGATGCCTGCCACGCTTTCAATGTCTATCCTGATGAGTGATTCTGTAGACCAGTATGCCAATACATCTACGAACACCACCACTGTCGGCGCTTCTACCGCAACCAAAGCCACGCCATGGACTGGCAGCCCAAGCAAGAGCGTTTCTGCCTATCAGCAGATGATAGCTTTGCAGGCGGCTCGCGTGCCACTAATAATTTCTACTCGGCTACGCACTTACTACAACATGATGGTGACCAATGTGCAGGCCCCGGAAGACTATCGCTCTTATGGTGGTGTGCGCATGCGGCTGTCGTTTGGTCAGATTCGCACGGCTACTATTTCGCAGTCTCAGCCAGTGGTCAGTGCCCGCACGCAGGACACAGATAATACGCCACTAGGCTCAGTCACTCCCATACCTGTGCCAGCCGCCACCACGCAGCAGTTCAATATCAATAACTATGGCGGTGTAGTGCCTGTAAAGCAGAGTCAAGTGCAAGGCGCAGGCAATTACTCTAGCTCCAATACGCTTGTCACCAGCTCCATAACTAATGCGCTCAGTTCTGCTCCCGGGGTGTATTAATGGCTGATCAGATTATTCCTCTGACGTCAGCTGCCAATCAAGTATTCTCTGCCCAGCTGATTGTAGACGGTAATGCCTTGACGCTCAATCTTTCACTCAGCTACAGTTCCACGGCTGGCTACTGGCAGATGAGTGTCGCGGATGTGAATGGAAATGCTTTGATTGCATCTGTGCCGCTGATCACTGGCTGGTACCCAGCAGCCAATCTGCTAGCCCAGTATGTTTACCTCGCCATTGGTAGCGCCGCGTTGCTCAACACGGGCAACATTGCAGCCGACTATCCCGGCCGTGACAACCTTGGGCAGTTCAGTCTTGTATGGAGCGACACACCATGAGCACATCTACCATTCCACTGTGGGGACAGGCGTATGAACTCACAGTTGGGTTTGGGGATAATACGCAACAAGTATTCAGCTCTAGTTCCTGGGAGCCGGAGGCACTACGCATTACATTTGACGTGGTACAGAGCAGTATATCAGAATGCTGGTGGTATGCTGATATCAGCATTTACAATCTAGACCGGCCGGATATTCAAAACGCTCTATTCAATGCCACATGGGCCCAGCTAAAGGCCGGGTTTCAGTACGGACCTACACAGATGGCCACTATTTGGAACGGGCGCGTGTTTCAAGTTACACTCACACGGGACGGAGTGGTCGATCAAGTCACTACACTGCACTGTATTGCCAATCCATATGCTATGGACGATGTGGTAAACATGCCCATGGGTCCGTTGGTGACTCAGCAGCAGGTGGTCGCAAGCATGCTACAGGCTATCGGGCTG